ACCGGTCTGGGCACAATTGGTGCACTTAGTGCTTACAAAAACAAACCTGAACATTTAGAGTGTTTCAACTCTGTTTATGCCACTTCCCTGCAACTTTTCTCTGCGGGGTCAGTGGACACTACTGTTTTAAATTCAGCGAAGAAGACAGCTCAAGCTTTGGCGGTTAGGAAATACCCTGAACTCACCAATGATGAAGGCATCGCCTGTGGCGCGGAAGTAGCATTCCACGCCGTAGACAGTGCTTACCAATATTGGTATGAAGTCATGAGGCCACTTGAGAACGAAACTTCAGCCCGAATTTGGGAACACAAGAAAGACAGGATTGAAAACAGACTTAAGAAGGACATTGACAACGATGAACTTTTCAAACCCAATCCCTGGTGGCACATGATCAAGATCGTGGGAACCACAGGATTGGCTGGTCTGATACTCTACAAGTCCACCTACTCTCGCAAGATACTACTCGCAGTTGCCAAAGGAGCAACTCGTAGGATCGTGTGGGGGCCGACGCTTGCATACTACACTTACCAACACGGTCACCACGTGGTAATTGATTCTGTTTACAACAGGATCCTTTCCCCCTTAGATGGGCAAATCAGAAAATTTTTCGGATGGGCCTTTTTTAAGTTGACGGGAATGAACGATTGCCATACCTGGTGGTTGGAAGTGCTAGAGAATGTTAAGGAAATTGCCATGAATCCTATCGTGGATATTATGGAGGACGCTTGCTTTCCGGATGACACCCGGGCAAGACATGCTGCGGCTGTAAAGTCAGAGGCTGAAAGTCCAAAAACCAGTGTTGAACATGAGGGTGGGAACCGTGTGACTCCCATTACAGACAAGAAGGAGTATATCCCGGATGATGTATTCATCCCGGCCTTTGAGTCAGACCAATCAACCTGTAGTACAGAACCTCAGACTGTAGCTACAAAAACCAATACAACTATTTCAACAACCACATCCAAAGTACGAACTGGAAAACCTGATGAAATGGTCTTAGAAATTAGAACTTCTAGGGACTATGTTCGTCTGGGAATTGAACCTGAAGACATATCAGAAAGCGACACTATTTCAAATTTAACTATGTCAACAGGAACCATACAAAGTTATGGCATCAATCCAACCACCGTCAAAACTCGTATGATGGACATTGCCGATTTAAAAACAATAGATATGAACGTGGGAACCAGAAATTTAGTAGATCAATATCTTGACATAATATTGGTGGCGAATTGCCCGAAAGACTTACACTGCATAACAAGCACCAAATTGGTGCCCGTACCAAACAAAGCTTTTAAATTTAAAAGATTTTCCAATGCTGAGGATAAGGACCAGCAAAGGGAGGTTTTTCAAATGTTTGGACCGGTGTGTGCTGCAATGATTCCGGGTGTGTTTGCTAACAATATCCATAACGAGAAGGCCGCCTTAATAGGGAGGCATTTAATGTTGCACAAAAATGAGTGCTACCAATACTGGGTTGAAGCCATTAAATTGAGTGGTGACGACATTTGGTCAGTCTTTAGTCGCAGAGGCGAGGTTAAACCAAAAACAGTAGAGGAGTGGATAGAAGATATTAAAGATCCTCCTAAACAAAAGATTTATCGTGATGCCCTAGCACACTATTCATCTTACCCATGGAATGTGAATTTCCCTTGCAATGACAAGGATGTAGTTGATTTGCATAAACGAAAAACGTTTATTAAGAAGGAAGTCCAAGTTCCACCATCATTCACAGAGAACTTGGACCAAAAATTTCCTAGAGGCATACAAGGTCTCAAACAGCAGGTGATGAACATGGCCCTAGGGCCGTTCATGCAGTGGGTGTCCAAATCTTTTGCTCTACCCTTCCTCAAAGCTGAGGGGGGCTATTGGCCTAAGTTTGGATACACATCGGGTTCGACACCCAATCATATAGGACAGTGGTATACAGATATGGTGAACCAAGGGTTTAACTTCATCGAAGATGATTTTTCGGCATATGACAGCACCCAATCAAAGGGGTGCCACTACGCAGAGAAATGGTTTTATGACAAGTTTGAAGGTTTCGCCGTAGCCAAAAACATTGTTTCTTTCCAAGCCAAAACAGTTGGTGAAGGCAGGTTTCATAGATACGAAGTGGAGTACACACGCAAAAGTGGGGACCAAAATACTTCAATTGGAAACACCATCATTAACTTTTTGGCCCATGCATATGCCATAGCAATGTATGAGAAGAAATATGAAACGAAAGTTAAATACTATATGATCGGACTGGGAGATGATAATCTTTTGGCAGTCAACCTTGATGTAAAGAAAATACCAGAATTCATCAAATCAGTAGAAGACACCATAGTTTTAATGGGTCTCAAGCCTAAACTGAAATTGAGCAATAAAGCCCCAACTTATTGCTCTTGTGAATTCGTGCCTGTTGGAACACCTTGTCCAGAAGGAGGTTTTGTTACGAAATACGTGATGATACCGTCTGTACTAAGATACATAACCAAAATGGGTTTTACCTGTGGTAGAAGAATAGAAGGTAAAGGGAGTAGAAAACCCGAACACTTCGCCACAGAGAGACTGAAAGGCAATTGCCTATCCTTACCTAACATGGCTCAGATGCCCGTTTTAAGGACGTTTTGGTTTTACTATGTAAACTTGAGAGTTGACGGTAAAGCAGAATATAAGTACAATTGCCATGCAAAAGGTAGTTCGGAAGGATATTTCGTAATACAAGATACCATAGAGTGGTTTAGCGACACCTATGGCCTTACTGAAATGCAAATAACAGAAATAGAACAGTATGTGAGCGGCATGTTGATAGCCGCAGCCAACAAACCATTTTTGTGGAACCATCCCCTGATAGGTGTGATGATGAAACACAGGGAAGGTTTGATTGGGTGAAGGTCGACAAGCAGCAAATCCTTTAGCGAAGGAGGGGCATTGCAAACCCCCTGCAAATCCAGCACTGATATAATATACATG